GAACGGATTTCCCTAAATCGGCGTAAACTTACGCTTATTTATACATAACTCTTACCACTCTTCAACGCTTGTACTGCTAAAGACAAACTGTCCACTAAATCATCATGATTATCCGATCCTTTAGCATTTCCAAAACTTCCATTATGTTCTTGAAATATACGCATCTGATCCAATGTATCTCTATCATTTACCAATATCATCCCAGTTTCAAAGGATTCTTTCAAGTCCATTACAAGTTTGGATTTACTCACATTGTCTGTATACCAGCCATAATTATACTTGCTTTTACCTGTTATCTTATCAAAATGTTTATTTCTAAGCACATTTATATATCCCATTTCTTTTCTTAGTCTGGTAATTAAATCTAATCCATATGTATTACGTTCTGGCAATAGCAATGCATAATTAAAGTAATAGCCTAAATCATAGCAAATTTGAGCGAATTTATATACTGGTACATCATTTCTATTAAGCGTACATACCTGTTCCCCTGAACTATCCAGTACACAAATAGATGATGCATCCTGCTTTAGTCCTGCTGACGTATCTATTCCGCCAAAATATCTCTCTGTTTTCTTTACATCTTTATAAATATTCAGGCCATTGCCATAATAAATTTGTAAACTTACCGGCAACGGCTTTATATCCTTTATATTTAATATTTTAGGTATATAATTATACCTTTCTGTAATTGTATTTGCATCAAACACGCCAGTATCCTCACTCTGGAACATTTCTTCAGGTGTTGCCGGGAACTCCTGTTTGAATTGTTTTTCCGGTATATCTAATAATTTCCATTCTCGCCACATGATTTGGAGTAGACTAGCACCTTTGTTCTTTAAATCCTGCTCAAGTGGAGTAAGATCCTTAGTTTCTAGCCTCCGACCATGATTCCATGATTGTGTCCATACCTCGGCTTCTTTGTATTCATCATAAAATTGCTTTTTATCTGCATACCAAGGGAAGAAAAATGCTTTGTACCTGCTATGCCCTTTATAAGCATTGGTGAATAAACGATAGTAATTATTACTTACCCCATGTGCTGTGGATTCAATTATTAGTTTTGAATTCTTATCCTTAGCCAAGGATTGTTCTAATGCTAATAATCCCTTTGTATCCTGCTCATTTTGCCAGTATGCGAACTCCGTACAATGGATAAAATTATAAGTTGCTCCCCTGCCTAGTTCTTTAGTTCCCACTGTACTATTTGTTATCCTGCTGCCATTATCCAATAATAATTCATGCCTATTGAATTTACGTGATTTAGAAGTATATTTATCTGGTATACTTTGGTACATTTTTTGAAGTTTAGTGTATACCTCTGACACTGAATCACCTGAATAACTAAGCACAATACAATTACTATTAGGTTTTGTAATAGCCGTATACAATATTAATCCCAAACTTAAAGTTGTTATACCCAACTGCCTGCCTTTACCAATAATACTAAATTTGATATTATTGTTGTATATTTCCCGAACAATTTCCTTCTGTTGCTCATTAAGTTTAAAAGGAATTAATTGAGAATGGTTGTCAACTATCTTAACAAAATTTTTCAGCCAGAGAATAGGATCATTATTAATTTTATCTAATTTCTGCTTATATGTAATAATAGCCATATCATATTAAACCCCCTTTAATCCTCCGTTATGTCCAAATCATCTTTATTTTCTTCTTGGCTCTCGATATCATCGACATCTGATTTTTCTAATGTATTAGATTTTTTCTTTATTTCTTTCTGGAGCAATAGAAATGTTTTTACTGCTTTATCATCCCCCTGTAGTGCTTTGTCCCTTACAACTTCATATATTTTATATAAATCCTTGTTGCTTTGTTCCTGCATCATTAAGTTATATAAGGTTAAATATTCGTCTGTACTCTCCCAACCTTTAAAGAGTTTCATACCCTTTTCAGTTATATATTTTTTATATTTCTCCATAAATTGATCTCTAGTCATCTCACTAAATTTTGTATACATATTATCTATCTTATTTACAAAACAAAAATAAAGCCATCTCTTATGGCTTCTACGTTTTAATTTATCCATCTCAAATTTAAATGTATTTCCATATTTCATATAATAATCTCTCCTTTCATTAAATTTATCGTTCATAGAGCCTTTCTAAGCCATGTTTATGCCATTAGAGGTATAATTTTATTAGTCTAGTACAAATAAATATATATATATTGCCCCGTTATCCCTCAAAAGGACAACAAAATACAACGTGACGCTCTCTGCGACACTATCAATAATCTGCTCACGTTCAGAACGGTAACGAAATGTAATCCCCTAAAATCTACAAACTTTGTTTTTCTCCAATACCTGTCCCCTGATTTATCGGGGGTATACTACACGTACATATATAATATCTTTATATAAGGATAAAAATTTCAGTGTTTTTACAAACTAAGATTGTAGGTATTGCAACGGATTGAAGAGTTTTTTTTTGTAAAAAAGAGGGTTCGAAATTTAGGGATTATAGAATAAGGGGAATTTCCACTTACCTCAGGTACAAGTATTTAAATTCAATTTCATCATTTCCTGTATCTTCATAAAATGGGATATTAAAATATTTTATCTGATCCTTATCAATACAAATGGTTTTTTTCTTCTTGTAATCATTAAATATGAAATATTTATTATTGAATTTCTCTTTGTCATCTACCTTATAACTTTCTAATGCAGGATTATTATTCAACCAGTCAACAAATTCCGTTGATTCTGTTGCAGTTGTCCAAATATCTAATTCCTGCCTGAAACCTTTAAGCATCACATTTATTAAAACTAAAGTTGTATCTAAATCTATTTTATTTTTATTAATTTTTGCCATATATTAAAATCTCCTTATCATATTCAAAATTAAATTATTTTTCTATTGCTTATGTATTACTTATTGTGTTTTTAAGATCGCATGAAATCAATGCCTATCAGCCTCAAAGTTGACTATCATACCGGTATACCTATACAGTCAACTTCAAAATTAAATAATTTGAGTAATTTTTTGTATAAGAGTCCGTAAATAAAATAACCCCCTTTTGGTGGGGCTTATTTATTTACTCATTTAATATAAAAAGAGGACATTCAAAACTATATTAAAGGAACTATTTAATAAGATTTTAAATGTCCCATTTTTAAATTTAAATATTATATGTATCAACTTCATTTAGTAAATAATGCCAATATTCTTCATGTTCATTATGTTTTTTAATTTTGTATCTATATTTTTTTAGATCTGGTGGATCAACAATATCTTTGTTTTCATATGTATCTTTAATCTGGTCTTTCTTATAATTTTCCTCATTGATTTTTTTATCTTGCTTTTGCAAATTATTATAATAATTCTTATGATCCTTCTCATATTTTGCTATTACTAGATCATCAGTATGTAAGTTGTAACCTTTAAAGGATATAAGTTTATTAATTAAATTCTGCTCATTGCCATTTTTATCTACTATTTTAAATAGTTTCTCCAGCCTATCTATTATTTTATTATTCAATTGTACTTTTTTTTCTTTTATTTCCTCGTATTTTTGATTGATTGCTTTTCTATTACAAATCAAATAATATGCTTCATAATACCAGTCAAAAGGCAGTTCTTTGTAAACTAATTCCCTAAATTTTTTATACATTCTTTCACCCAAACAAAATATATCTTTTTTAGTCTGCACACCATAGTAGTCTAAAGTATCTCTTTCTGCCTGCAAAATCCACTCTGTTTCCTCATTTGTTGCACATCTTCTATTAATAATTTCTTTTTTATTTTTATCCTTTTTAATCTCTGCAACTACATATTGTTTATTAGGCAGCAAAATACAACGTTTTTCCATGCTATTCAATGCCCTCTCAATTATTCCTTTAAATTCTGCTCTAGTAGAAGAATAAAAATTATATATTGCCGGCATCTCAATTTTTAAAACGTCAGACAATTCTTTCTTTTTGTATGTGCCTATAGAATATGTATTATTTGCAAGTCCAAGTATATTAATTAATTCACTAATAGACAATCCTACTTTATTACCACCTTTATTAATATTATACATTTTAAAATGTATGTAATATATAAGTATATCTTGTATTTCATCTATGTATTTGCTATTATTACCTTTATGTATTGGCTTTTGTAAAGGTATATTATAAATCTCATCAATAATAAATTTATTCCCTTGCTTATGGTATTTCATGAATCTACTCCATTCTTTTAATTGTGCTTTCTTACTATTGCTTGTCTTAGTTTTTTCCCCTATCAATTCGCAAAACTCCTTATAATTTTTAATTACTTGTCCAACTCTTATATTATTTATTATCAATGCAACTATCACTCCAAACATTACCATATAACTTTTTTAGTTCTATTAGGTGCTTCAAAGCCAATTCAAACTCGGGGGTCTTAACAAACACAAATGTTTGTCTACCCCTTGCATCTAAAATTTTATTGTAATGATAGCCAAGGTAACTTAGAGCGGTAGCAAGGCTATATTTATTAATATTATAAGTTACTTTATTTTCCATTTTATTTACCTCCTGTAATTGTTTAAAAATAAATAAAGGGGGTGCGAAATTTGACACTCCCTCTGATAATTTTCTACTTGAATAATTTATGTATAATTTTATGTATTACATTTTTCTTCTTGCTTATGTATATTGAATCATCATATTTATCTTTATAAATATCAGACCACTTTAATTCATTCGGATCTGGCTGTGATCTGTAGCAACCAAAGAATTTCCTTTCCATTTAAACATCTCCTTATCCTAATAATTTAATTAAAACTACAATTTTAATACGTGCTATATATTGCACTATTTCGGTAACTCCATGCTAAAGAAAATATTTTAGTGTCCTGCTCTGGGACACCAGTACCAATATTAAAGTTCCCTATTTTTTCGTAATCCTTCTGAGGGACATCCAAATCAATATTAAATAATTGTGATAATTCTTTTAATTTTATATTTGTAGATATTAAATTCCAGTCATCCATATAAATCTTACCTTTAAGATTGTATTGATCTTGCAGGTCTATAAAGTATTCTGGATCGTGCTGCTCTAATATATGTATAAGTTCGGGATACTGGAATATTTCCCCGATATAATAAGACGCTAATTTACTATTAAATTGGTAGTGCAAATATGTACTATCCACGCATAATAAAATGGCTTGTTGCTCCGGCGTGAATTTATTTATATCTATGCCAAGTATGCTCATAACCATTAATAAGGTACTTCCGGCGTATTTTCTTGTATAATTGTACCTGCTAATATTAAAATACCTGTTCAAATTGATACAATTCTCATTATTGTTGTCTGTGACATGGTTAGAGAACGTTTTACCATTACAGATATCCATATCCACCCCGATACAATTTTTTTCTACTGTTGTTTTGGATTCTCTGTAAATGCTTTCAAAGTCATAAAAATACTTTACTGGCCATCCTCTATATTTTGTTAAATAATAACAACTCCATAGACTATCCAAATCATCACTTAAACATAAATTATATTCACCTCTTATATTTACCCATTCAGGTAATTTATTTCTTATGCAATCGTTCATGCTGTTTAGAGAAATAAATAAAATAATTTCTCCAATTCTTCTAAATTCTATTCAATTTTTACATTTTTATTTCTCTCCTTTAACTCCATTCGACTCCATTTTATTCCTGAAGAAATGGAGTCATGTATTATTAATTCTCAAAATTACACTTCCTTTCATTATTAATAATTTTTATGCTTATTTTTTAATTTCCTAGCATTATTATTTTTTGCTTTCAATTCCATAACCTCTATTTTTGTGTGTCTTTTATGCCCTGCTTCCATTAATCTTTCTTCGCTTTCCCTTAGAAATTTCTGTAATTTATTCTCAAATTTTTCCTGAGGTGTCAATTTTCTTTTTCTCATGCTATCATCCTTTTATTTTATATATTAAAGGGTACACAAAATATGTACCCTTTAATTGTGGCTAAAATAACCACATTTAAATTATGTATTATGCACTTATTGTAAATGTTGCAAGTGCCTTACTATTTAATACTTTTATAGTACCTTCTGCAAGAACTTGTCCTTTTACAGAATCGCCTGTCTTGGCCAATATCTCGGAGAATGGAGTTCTTAAAAATCCTAATCTTAAATATGTAGGGTCAAACACAATAAGTGATCCAGTTGGTATATGTCTATCTAATATTAAATCTACGTGTCCATAATTTGTATTGATACCGTTTGCCACAAGTCCAAACTCTCCCTGTGGTGCATTGTAATTATATTGTGTGTTGTAAAAGCCGTCTATCTTTTCCTTTAAATCTGCATTTACAAGACAAACGTAACCGTTAGAACCTAAACCATTGTCCCAAAGTTTCTTTACAGTACCTTTAAAATCTTCTTCTGTAAAAGCATCTCCCGACGCTTCTGTTATCTTATTTCCTGCATCTACAAAATTATAAATACCATCCATATGCCTTACGAATGGTGTAGCAGAGCCATCATTTTTTATGCCATTTATTAATTTATCTTCTAAGTTAACTTTTAATTCAACCAGACGATCGGCCATTTCGGAGGTATACAAATCTGCAATACCAGTTACAGAACTTGCTTCGGCTGTACCACTAACCTGTACTGCTTTCTTAAATATTTCACAATAATTATTTTTTGGTACTCTTGTAGAATTCTGGAATACAGTTGTTTCCGATCCTTCTACCTGGCTTATATCCTCGGTAGTATCCAATGTTTTCTCACGAAAATAAACTAGAGGTGCTGTTTCCTTATCTACCTGTCCTCTACCCATTAAAAGAGTTGTTAATGGTGTATCTAAAGGCTGAGCAACCCCCATTTCTGCCATTAAATCGACGTTTTCCATACTTAAAAAATCTTTTGTCTGTATCATTATTACATTACTTCCTTTCATTATTTATTTATTTTGTATAATAAAAAAGCAGTAGAATTTTTATCTACCACCTAATCAAATCAGTTATTAATTTTATTTGAATAATTTACTCATTTTTGCCTTGAGCATCCCGGCAACATCATTTTTCTTTTGTGCTTCTTCATATGCTGTTTGTTGTGCATTGTGTTCTGTAGGCTTGTACCCATTGGATACATCACTTTTCTTTTTCAAATCCAACAATTTATTAATTTTATTTGTAGCAGCATCCAGATCTTTGCTATCAGCCACTAGATCAAACATATCTTCAGATAGTCCATTCTTTAGCATTTCTACTTTAATAGAATTTTCTAAATTGGACTTAGTAAGAGACTCAATTTGCTTTTTCTGCTTGTCTAAATTTTCTAATTGCGAATTACTATCATTTAATTTGGTTGTGAAATCCTCTATTTTAGTGTTATATTCCTTTAAAATTTCCTGCACTTCTTCCTTTGTATAACTATCTTTTTCTAATTTCATATAAATATCCCTCCAAAAATTCATCAATTTTATTTATTTTATTTTTGCTTAAATATCGGCCATGTATAAAATGGCTCATGTCTGTTCCTGTTAATCCTACTTGTTTTGCTATAAACGTATAAGTAATTCCTTTATAATTTTTTAGGTACTTAATTTGTTTTATAATTTCATTTTTTAGCACCTTCCCTCACCTCTGCTTATTAATTTTATTAAATTTATTTGCAACTTTTTAGGCATAAAAAAAAAGAGGTAAAAAAAATACCTCTATACATACAAAATTAAGGTACTTAACTAATTTATTAAATACCTGTATGGCATTATTCCCCATACGCATCTAGTTATTCTCTTTATTTAGGCGGAGGCAGGATCTGAACCTGCATGAACATGCTAGCAAAAGTTACCATAAACAATGACACACAAACCCTTTTATTCTAAAACAATTATTGTATTTTAATAACGAATAATAAAAAAAGGTTTATGAGTAAAGGAACCTAGTTAATAAATAACTAGAATCAATTATCCTAATGGATAACTCATTTTAATTATTTATATCTTCTTTCCACTACTGATAAATAAACAACTAAAAACCTGTTCCACCCTAGTGATACCAACCGTTTGAGGTGTATCTCTAATATCCTCCAAAATTATTTATTTCATATACCATTATAATAAAAATATCAGTTTCCCTTCAACCCTAGTCATACCAACCGTTTGAGGGGTATTTCTATTTTTCGGATTTTCGTACTCTTTTTGTACGATCCCATTGTTTTTTTTGATTAAATTGTATTTCCCTGGCACACTGCGGACAGTATTTCTGCTTCGGACTCGGGGCATCTCACATTCTTATTTATTTTATATGAGATGCCCTGACGATTTATTATTTAGGAGGTAATTATTAATTTCATATGATTGGGTAGACTAAAGGGAAAAATCCCATTAGTCCTGTGTTATTTCTTTAATAAAATATGGAAATTTCTTGATTATCCATAATTATGTTATAACCACCACCGGGAATTTTGTCCACCTTCCAGATATTATCTAAATCAACAAAAAAACAGCAGGGATTATCATCTTCATCCCTATTTCCAAAATAAATTTTATTGTTTTTTATTTCCAAATCTAACTCTGGTATTCCAAATATTTTACATATACCTCCACCCAAATCCACCTCTATTTCTTCACCTTTCAATTTTTCCATTTCATGTAAAAAATCTACAATGCTGTAAAAATTCTTATATGCCACCTCCAGGAGATCCTCCGCAGCCATCCCATTTATTTCCTCTTGCAATTTTTTAAAATCCATATAAAATCAACCTCCTAAAATATTTTATAGGACTATTATATCATATTCCCTCAAATAAATCAATTTAATCAATTTATCTCACTATCTTTATTAATTTTATATGGATTACTCTTAATAACTCTCTTTTATTAATTTTATATGGATTATGTAAATCAAAATTAAGTTCTGGAGTTTATCCCTACACCTCAAAAAACCGATTTTAAGAATCCCCTAAAATCAATGCTTCCCGAACTTCAATTTTCTCAAATTTCGCTTTTAAGCCCCGTTTATTTCTAAGAGGTATAATTATATACCTCAATATTTACCCACTCTTAAAAATGGCTCTATGAAGAATAAATTTTATGTTTAATCTGGATGAACTGGCCTTTATGGTGCGGATCGGTTAAATCTTTCCTTTATTAATTTTATTTCCTTTCTGTTTAACCTTTCTTTTCTTCTTTTCCCTATACAATACCATTCCATCTATTTTTCTATTATATTGTTTACACTCTTTAGGAAATAACCTTTTTTTATTCATGCTACAGTATTCTAGTCCTGTATCTTCTCCGCTATGGTAATAACAACAGTTTAAGCAAGTATCATATTCCCCTCTATCCCTTTTAACTCTTATTATTCTGCTCATGCTCACACCCGTTTTATTATGGTATCCCACCCTCATTCACTCCTATACTAATTATATATTTTTTCTAATTTTACTTGACTTTTTGATGCTTGTCCAGTAATGTTTGGGAACTGTGGACACGTTCGGAGGCATAGAACCCTTTGTGTTAGAAACAAAGAGTTTTAATGTTTGGTTTACTGTATTGTATCCGTCAACATCTGCATAAAACTTTTATATTACTTTATAGCAATTACATTCCAGCCCTATAACCTCGCAATATACTTGTCGTGCATAAGCACCTGGACATCCTAGCCTAATATTTTTGGTAACCCTGTAGGGAGTTTCACCCTAACTATTCACACAGGGGTTTTATACTTTCATATATGCAGTTATAAAAGTATAGAGTAATCCCCCGCCCTTGGATCACTTTTTGCAGATCGTGGGGAGTGTCCTGGATTTCTCCAGCAGTTTTTTAAAGTGTTATTCCTTCTAACCACCATCACATATGCCCAAAATATGGAAATCTATTTTT